GAGATCACGCCCTGGAAGAAGGCCGCAGGCGCGCCGGTCGTGTTGGCGCCGATGCGCGTGCGCCCGGTCGCGGTGTTCAGGGTGGTGGCGATGGCTCCGTTCGCGGTCCCGTCCACGTCTGCGCGGATCGAGGCGGGGTCGAACACCGCCCGCACGACGTGCCGGCCGGACAGGTCTACGGCGGTGTTGGTCGGGAAGATGGTTGTGGTGCCGTCACCACCCGCCGCCTGCGCCCGGTTCACCCCGGCCGTCACAGCCCGCGCCACAGTGCGCGTCCCGGCCGTCGAGCCGGTCCCACCGTAGCGGATGATGCTCCGCGAGGTGGTGTCGGCAGGAAGCGCCGTCTGGTCGATCAGGGTCCAGATTTCGCTGCCGGTCCCGCCTGTCGGGAACGGCACGCTTTCCAGCGCGAGGTAGTCGTCCACCCCGTCGAAGGTGATGCCGGGCCGCCCGTTGAACGAGGTGGCGCCGTAGGTCGGCTTTGAGGCGGTGACCGCCTGCGCCTCGTCATAGCCCGCGACTGCATCCTTCCAAGAGGACACGGCCCCGCCCGACTGCGTGATGAGGTCGGAGCGCTCGGCATCCCAGAACCCGAGAAGCGAGGCGCCGAGGGCCTGCGGCGTCCAGCCGGGCACGCCGCGCGGACAGCCCACCTGCATTCCCAGGCCCATCATCGGACGACACTCAGGCGACAGGGCATCGGGCACTCACAGATCGAAGCGATAGGCCCCATTTTCGCACGTTCAGCTTCGCGGGAACGGGGCTGTCGGCTGAGCGATCGGCAGGCGCGAGGCGCCCACGGTGATCCGCGGATCGTACAGCCGCCCCGTCAGGTCGAAGGCGGGGAAGCCCTCCAGCGAGCCTAGGCGCATCGCCTTGGCCGCGTCGCCGGGCCCGCCGTCCCCGGCCGCCGCCGCCTTCATGTTGGCCGAGGAGCCGATCACCGCGCCGTTCGCCACCACATAGCCCGCGCCATGCGTGGCGTCCGTCGCGTCGCACACGCCGGCGACGTGGTGCCAGACGCCCGCCGATGGCGCCCACGCGCCTTGCACGTCCTGCAGCGCACCCGCGTTCGCGATGCGGAAGCGCAGGAGCCCGCCGGTGAGGTAGAGCGCGGTCCCGTTCGTCCCGTCCCATTGGCAGATCAGGGCGGCGTTGGTGACGCCTGCGGAGGCGAAGTAGACCCAGGTCTGGAAGCAGACCTTCGCCGCGCCATAGGCCCAATCCGGGCTGTCGGGGGCCGAGTAGAAGCTGCCCGAGCCGGGGAGCATCAAGGCCCGTGTGCCGGCGAAGGGGCCGGTGTCGGGCGCGCCCACGGAAGCCGCGCCGGCGGCGCTCAGGATCCGGGCGGAGAGGCTGTCGTCTAGGGCTGCGCCGGTGGCGGTCCCGCCGAGCAGCTTCACGTTGGAGAAAAACGGGTCGCGGACGACGTTGCCGCCGCCCGCGTCGAAGGGCAGGCCTAGGCCGACCCCGAGCACATCAGACCAGCCCGGTCAGGCCCGTCGCGGTCGTGCCGGAGGACCAGACACGCTTGATACCAAGGGAGAACTGGCCGGCCGGGAGCGTCAGGGTGACGGTGTTCCCGGCGGCGTTGGTGATCTTCACGGCGCCCGCCGTGGCGACGATCAGACCGCGAACGGTGACAGCCAGATCGGCGCCGTCGTTCGGGGTGATCGGAAAGCAGTCGTCCGCGATGTAGGCGCGGGTGCTGGAGCCTTGCGCCATCGGATCAGCTCAGCGGGAAGGTGTCTTGCACGATCCGGTCGCGGATCGCGTCGACGGCCTTCAGGATCGCCACCTTGTCGAGCCCGGTGGCCGAGGTGTTGACGTTGAGCTCCACGTCCTTGGAGGTGGTGGAGGTCCCGGTCGTCACGTCGCCCGCCATGCCGGCCCCGACGTTCGCCCCGTAATACTTGTTCGCCATGTCGCCCTCGCGAGCGAGAAGGGCGGGAGCCTAGACCCCCGCCCCGCCCGTCAGTTGCCGTTGCAGAAGGTGCCGTGGACCGAGATCGTCCCGGCCGCGCCGCCGGCGGTCGCCAGCGTCACCACCAGGTCGTATTCGATCTGCGGGTCAGCCGAGAGGCCCAGCGCTTCCCACAGGCGCTTGTTCACGTTCGCGATGTCCTGGTTGTTGAACAGGATGCTCGTGCCCGTGGTGGACGCCGAGGCCAGCGACAGGCCGGTGGCGAACAGCGCGTCCGACACGGCCGCGCCGCCGTCGGCCGCGGTGCGGTACAGGCCCACCTTGACCGAGGTCGCGCCGGCGAGGGCGTCGTTGAACAGCGTCATGGTGTGCAGCACGTCGCCCGAGCGCAGGCGGGCGATGCGGTAGGTCGAGGTGTCGCTATCGCCGGCCGCTTTCTCGACGGTGCCGCCGAAGCGCTTGAGCGGGCCGTTCTGGGCGTAGGCCGGGTTGACGACCATCGGCTGGGCGTCGGCGTTGCTGACCGCGGTGGCCAGGGTGTTCACGACCGCCATGTGTGTCTCCTGTGGTTGGCGGTTTGGAGAGAGACCCCGGCGGTTAGGCCGGGGTCATGGCGGATCAGCTTTCGGCGCAGGGCAGCTCGACGACCTTGGCCTCTTCCAGGCGGGTGGCGCCGATGGTGAGCGAACCGCCCACCTGGATCGGCTTGCCCTTCAGGTCGGGGCGCGGGTCGATGCTGGTGGTGATGTCGTTCCAGACGCCCAGGTGCATGCCCGACTTCGCCCACACCGGGATGCGGCGCTGGGACGAGCCGTTGGTCGCCAGGCGCTCGGTGTGGATGAAGTTGATCCCGAGGAAGCGGGTCACCTTGCCGTCCACCAGCACCGGGCGGTCGTTGAAGTCGGTCGACACGACCTGGACCTCGTTGAGGAGGTTGTCGTGCTGGGCCGCGGTCAGGGCGCACCAGATCTCGTCGGTGTCGAGATCGACCTCGGCGGCCATCAGCAGCTTCTTCGCCGCGCGCAGCTTGGCCACGTTCAGGCCGGAGCCGGTGCCGCCGGTGTTCACGCTGACCTGCTGGGCCGACGGGAACGACTGGGTGGTGCCGCCGCTCTCGCCCTTCTTGCGGGTGGCGAAGAAGGCCGCGATGATCTCGTCGTCCTTGCGGCGGTTCAGGGCCGAGACGAAGTTCTGGACGATGGCCGACTGCGGATCGACGACCATGCGCAGCTTGTCGATGCTGTCGACGGCTTCGTAATAGTCGTAGTCCGAGGGGTAGACCCAGGGGCGGTCGGTGGGCGAGCTGCCGAACTCCACCGGCTCCAGGCGGCCGGTGCGCTTCTGGGCCACGACCGGGCCGAGTTGTTCGACGGGCGAGGCGGCCTTGCCCTTGTAGTGGCCGATGGTGACGGCCTTGGCCAGGCGGCTTTCCCGCTGCTGGGAGAGCAGGGCGACGTTGGTCGCGTAGCTCTGGGTGTAGAAGGTCGAGATGGTTTCCGACATGTGCGGACACTCCGAAGGGATGGATGGGCTTTCCGTTCGGCTTGTCCGCTAGCGCGGGGCCTAAGCAGTCAGGCGCCGGGCTCTTGGGGCTTGTCGGCTGCCGCCCCGACACGAGATCGAAGCGATAGCCGTATTGTACCAAGGCCCGGCGCAAGGGCTCAGGCGGCGGTTCCGCTGGCGACGCGGTTCAGGCGTTCCATCTCGGCGCGCTTGTTGGCGTCGCCGGCCAGGTAGGACTTGGCCCATTCGGTGTCGGCCATCAGCGTCTTGATGCGGGCCTGGGCCTGCTCGATGCTCATCGAGAAGCCGCGTGAGCCGCCCTCGCCGCCCTCGAACTTGTCCTCGGCGAAGTGGCTTCCGATCCGCGAGAACATCTGCAGAAACGCCTTGGTCCCCACGGCGCCCTCCAGGGCGGAGAGCTGATCCCGGGTCAGGCCCAGCGCCTTGGTGGCTCGGCGGGCTTCCTCGGCGCGGGTGTCGAAGTTCTGGCCCCACTCGGTGCGCAGGTCGGCCATCTCGGCCTTCTGCTGCTGCTCGCGCTCGGCCTGTTGGGCGGCGATGGACTTGTCCATGAACTCGTTCCAGCGGCCGGACAGCGCCTTGGCCTGGCGCTCGCTCAGGCCAGCCTCGTGAAACCACCTCGCCGCCTCGCCCGCGAACGCCGGGTCCGCGCCTTCCAGCTTGTCCAGCCCGTAGCCCGCGGCGTCGTCGGGGCGGCCCAGCGCCTTGTAGACGCGATCCCAGCCCTCGGCGTCCTTGTCGTCCTTCGGCAACGGGAGCTTGTCGCGCCCGAGCAGGGTTTCGAGGCCGCGCTGCGAGGCCAGGGCTTCCTTGATGCCCGGGAAGTTCTTGTTTTGGGCCCAGGCCTTCAGCTCCGGGTCGTCGATGCCGTCGAGCCACGACGCGCCCTCGGCCGCCGCCTTTCCGGCGCCGTCCTGTCCGCCCTGTTGTCCCTGCCCGCCGCCTTGCTGGCCCTGGGCTTGCGCGCCCTGGTCGGCCCCGCCTTGTCCGCCCGCTTGTCCGCCGCCCGCCAGCAGTTCAGCGGCGGAAGCGGCACCGGCTCCGGTGTTGTCGCTCATTGATCGTCGTCCTTCAGGTTGAACAGGGTGCTTTGGTCCATGAGGACCTGAGCGCGGATGCGGTTGAACGCTTCCTGCCGCCCGGCGAGGACGGCGGAGGCGATGGGGTCCACGGCCCCGGTGACGGGATTGCGCACGATTGGCGGGTCGTTGACGCGGCAGAACCGGGCCAGGTCGGCCAGCACCACCCCGGCGTCGCCGGTGAACCGGCCGCCTTCGAACGGGAACAGGCGCTGGTAGGCACGCTTGCGGCGGAACAGGCGCTCGATCATTGAGCCCCCAGGATCGCGGGCGCCATCTGCGAGGGAGCGCCGCCGGCCAAGGCCTGCGCCTGGGCCATGTCCTTGGCGGCCGAGGCCACGACCGGCGCGGCGGCCAGGGCGCTCGCCATCTGCTGCTGCTGGGCGCGGGCCTGCTTCAGCGCCTCGATCTCGTCGGGCGTGCGCATCAGCTTGGACGGCATGCCGTTGATCTCGCCGAGCTCGCGGATCGTCTCGTCGGCCTTGATCGCCAGCAGGGCGTCGGGATCGAACTCCGACAGCGCCGTGGCCTGCTCGATCGTGCGCAGGATGCCCACGCCCTCGTCGGCCCGCTGGGCGCGGGTCAGCGGAGAGACGTATTCGATCTGCACGTCGCCGCCGGCCTCATGCAGCGCGTCGGGCGCCGGCGGGACGATCCCGGCCTGCTGCAGAATGTCGATCTCGGCCTGAATGAGCGGCCCGAGCATTTCCGACTGCTGCCGGCCCATGGTCGGGGCCAGCAAGGCGCCCTTCTCCTGGGCCCGGAGCATGGCCTCGGTCGCCGTCATCTGCGGCTGCTCGACCAGGATCTGGAACAGCGTCACCAGGAAGGCGTCGTTCAGCACCTTGCGCTGGCGCTCGACCATCTCGAGCGTGATGGGGAGGTTGGCCCCCACCGCGAACGGCTGGGCCAAGGGCGTGCCGTCGCCGGCGAGGGCGCCGTAGTTCAGCCCGCCGGGGCGGAGCTTGAACGGCCCGAGCGAGCCGTCGTCGGTGAGCAGGATCGGCGGCTCGGCGATCAGCTGACCCGTCCGAAGGAGGGTCTTCTGCATCTCGTTCACCGTCTTGATGTCGGCGAGAACCGTCATCGCCGGCGAGCGGCCGTACACCTCGCGCGGGGCGGTGACGTAGCGCGACACCGCGTAGCGCATGGTGCGATAACCGCCCTCGCGCAGCAGCTTACGGCCCTCGTAGCTGACGTAGTAGCTGGCGTAGGCCATGCCCTTGTAGTCGAGCCGGTCCCACGCCGCGTCCTCGCGCGGCTTCACGCAATGGATGAACTCGAACTTCCGGTCCGGCTCGTTCTCCAGGCTCTTCGCCATCGTGGCCGGCAGGTTGTCGGCGCCGAACTGTTGGGCGGCCTGGCGGGCGGAGAGTTCGAACCGGCGGTGGACGGTGTCGACGATGCCCTGGAAGTTCTCGGCGAAGTACAGCTCGGCCAGGCTGACGGCGCGGTAACGCAGGCCCCGGCCCACGTGGTCGTCGACGAACACGGCGCCCGAGCCGAACGCGCCCAGGCTCATGTACGCCTCGTGCGCCTGGCTGGCGAAGTTGGCCGCCGGGGCGTAGCGCTGCCGGAACAGCACCGACGTGACCTCGTGTAGGTAGCGCTTGACCGTCTCGTCGTCCTTGAGCGCTTCCGGGGCTTTCAGCTCATGCCACCGCTGGGTGCGCGGGGTGAGCATGCTTTCCATCGCCGCGGCGAAGCGTTCGAGGGCGAGCGGGGCGGTGCTGTCGAACACCTTCTCGGTCAGCTTCTCGCCGCCGGTGCGCTTGGTGTTGAAGTCGCGCTGGCGCGGCAGGACGCGCTCGGCGATCTCGGACCAATGGCTTTCAAACGTGGCGCGGTCGCCCTCGAACTGCCCCTGGCGGCGAAGGACGCTTTCGGCGCGGCTGTCGGTCTGCGTGCCGGGCACTTAGCCCCCCTGGCCCATCAGCGTCTTGGTGCCGACCCCGCCGGCGGCCCGTCCCGCTGCGTCCGAGACGAACGTGGCCGCGCGGCCCTTGCGGGTGCGCATCAGGTCCGCGGCGTCCTGGTTCTTGCGCGCGTCGTCGATGGTCGGCGGCGGCGGCGGCACGTTGGGTTTCGGGGGCTTGGGCATGAACGCACGGCCTTCGCGAGATCGAAGCGATAGGCCGATTATCCCATGGTGAAGGTCGGGAGAGGCGGCGAAACCCTCGGCCGGCCAGAGGGGGGAGGAGGAAGCCGGCCGAGGGGTACTCGCTCGCGTCACTCTACGCGCCTCGTTCCGTCCCAAGACCGAAGCAGTCGCCATTATCGCACGGCCACGCTGTAGAGGTGCGCCACCACCACGGGATCGCGTTTGAGCAGCACCGCCGCGCAGGCCGGGTCGAGCCGGTCGGCCATCATCTGGCGCAGGCGGGCGCGCTCGGCGTCGGTCCATGGGCGGCGCGGGCTCAAAACACGCTGCCGGTGTCGGCGGTGTCGGGGAAGTGGCTGCGGTCGCGCGCGGCCCCCAGCTGATCCACCACGCGGCCGATGAGCGACAGGTTGTCCACGTCGTCGTCGTGCTTGCCGGCAGGGAAGGCCGCGCACTCGTCGAGGAAGCAGTCGCCGTCGCCGTCGTCCCTGATCCACACCCGACCGGCCATGACGAGGCCCTGGGCGCCGCGGGCCCGGGTGGCCTTGTCGTTGATCGACGGCAGCCAGTCGATCCCGCAAGACACCCGCCGCTCACGCATGCGCCGACGCAGCAACGGCTCGACCGCCTTCTGGATCACCCCCGCCTCGCCGAACCACTTGGAGATCGCCGAGCGCCCAGGCCGGCGATAGCGCTCGATCAGGTCCAGCTTCGCCTCCACCCACACGTCGGAGGCGGTCTGCCCGCGCCAGCCGTCCACCAGATAGATGTTCGGCGGACTGGCGCCGTCCACGGCCCACACGCGATGGACGGTCCAGTCCCCGCCGCCGTCGGTGACGGCGTAGTCCGAGGTTCCGTAGTAGCGCAGCGACTTCGGGAGCTGGTCGTCGGTGAAGCGCTTGAACGCCGAGCGGGGGAAGTACGAGCCCTCGTCGGGCTTGGGCCGCTGCTGATACAGCGCCGACCAGGTGCGCGGGTTGGAGCGGTAGGGCTTCCAATGCTCGGGTGTGAACCACTCTGCCCACAGCATTTCCCCCCGGCGCCGGCCCAGCGGGTCGTCGTCACGCTCGGCCTCGGCCGGCAGGCTCAGCACCTCCCACACCATGCCGTCGCGGCAGAGGATCGGGCCGGACTGGCCGTCGTAGCCCTCGGGCAGCAGACCTCCGGCGAGGTCGTCCTCGTGCCAGCGCGTCTGGATCAGCACCACCCGGCCGCCGGGCTTGAGGCGGGTGAGCAGGCTGTCGTCGTATTCCGCCCTGGTGCGGGTGCGGATCACCTCGCTGTCGGCTTCCGCGCGACCCTTGATCGGATCGTCGATGACGATCAGGTCGGCGCGGTTGCCGGTGATGCCGGACAGGATGCCCCCGCCCATGAACTCGTTCCCGTCGTCCAGGGCCCACTCGTCGGCGGCGCTGCTCTCGGCGGACAGGCCCTTGGAGAACACCTCGGCGTAGACCGGCTGCTTGACCACGGAGCGCATGCGCCGGCCGATCTTGCGCGCCAGGTCCGAGGCGTAGGTCGCGACGATCACGTTGCGCCGCTTGCCCCGGCCCATGAACCACGCCGGGAACACCACGCTGGCGTAGGTGGACTTGGCCGAGCCCGGCGGCATGAACACCATCAGGCGCGGGCAGTCTCCCCGCTCCACGGCTTCCAGCTTCTCGATCAGCAGCCTGTGGTGGGCGGCCTGTGGGCGCCGGATGAGCGGGAAACTCAGCGGCGTGTCGCTGTCCTCGTCCTGCTCAATCGGCGCGCCCGGGATCTCGATGAGGCCGCAGAAGTCGGCGAGGTTTCGTCGGGCCAGCTCGCAGCGGGCCGCCCGGGCCGCGGCCTGCGGATCAACCGCGGATGCTGGCGAGGGCATGCAACTGCTCGTCGGTCAGGCCGGAGAGGTCAGGCTTCGTGGTGATCGGCGCGCCGGCCGGCCCGCTGTGTTCGTGGCGATCGGTGAACATGCCGAGGTGGCGGCCGATCTGGGTGAGGGCGCCCAGCTTGTCGTTCAGCTTGATCTTGTGGACGTGCTCGACCTCGCCCTGCTCGCCGCCGGGAGCGCGGCGCACCACCACCTCCACCGACTGGACGGCCGCGGCCATGTCGTCGTTGAGGTCGGTTGGCGGCAGGAGGTTTCCGCCGGGCGTGAACATGCGGCGCACGTCCGCGAAGCCGATCTTGGCCAGCTCCTGCAGCACGCGCTCCTGGGTGATCTCGGTCCGCTCGGCGAGGCTGGCCTGCTCCTGTTCGAGCGCGGCCTTCACCTTAACATTCCTCAACAGGCGTGAACCGGCTTGCTCAGCAGTCTTTGCGCTGAACCCAGCACGGATCGCGGCCTGGGTGGCGTTAAGGTCCACCAGGTATTCCTTCACGAACCGATGCTGTTTCGGCGTGAGCATGTTCAGTCGTGGCCCTCAGATGTTGAGGTCCGCACCATGCGGCTGGCGAAGTCGTCGCCGATCTTCGCGCCCCCCAGGTGCTTGTTCACCGCCGCCACGGTCTCGGCCGCCAGTTCCGGCGTGACCGGCTGCAGGATCGGCTTGGGCGGCTCGATGCGTTCGGCCCGGCGCGCCCGGCTCAACGCCGTGAGCAGCGGGCGGCCAGCTTCCAGCGCCAGGGCGCGCAGCGGCCCCGGCTTGGGGAAGAACTCCGCGTCCGCCTTGCGCCGGTACTCCACGACCGCGGCTTTCAGCGCCTCGACGGGAATGTCGGACAGGTCCTCGAGGTAGGCCGACCACCAGGCCGTCCACTCGGCCTCCGAGCGGTTGGGCTGTGGGAACACCGCGAACAGCGGGGTGAGCGTCGCCATCACCCGTTCCGGGCCGCAGTCGAAGGCGCGGGCCTCCAGAGCGGCGCGGCAGTCCCGGGCTTCGGCGAGCAGGGCCGGGCTCTTGGCCAGCTCGGCCAAGGCGGTCTCACCCTGCGGCTCGTAGGCGAGTAGCCGCCAGAGCGCCGGCGAGGGCTCGGCCGTAGTTGTCCTGGCGGGCGGAGAGCTTCGGGTCGGGTTGGCCGTCGACGGGGTGAGGTCGTGCATCGGTTCGGCTTTCGGGCTGAGCGGTGACGGGTTCGGGGGCTAGGCGGCGGTCACGGTTTTCGCGGGCAATGCGGACGGCGACCGTCCACGAGGTCATCGAACCGGGACCGGCGCGGGACCTGTGCCAAGCGGCGGCGGACGACACGGCCGGCAGTACGTCGGCCGACCAGTCGCACGGCGGGTCCGCCTTCAGCAGGCCGACGAGCGGGGTCAGCATGGCGATCCCCGGCGAGGTGGCCATCGAGGCCAGGGCGTCGCCGGCGGCTTCCTGCGCCTCGGCCATCATCCGCCGCAGCTCGTCGCGGGCTCGCTCGCGGTCCGAGAGCGAGGTCGGTTGGGGGGATGAAGGG